TTCCTTATGAGGTATCATCCCTGTGAAATACAAGACGTTAGAAATACTAAAACTAAAGAACTACGCATCATAGATACCTTAGAACCTGTAATGAACTCTCATAGACTCATAATTGACAGAAAAGTAGTAGAAAAAGACTATAGATCTAACCCTAATGAAGCTCCAGAAAGAAAACTAAAACTTCAACTCTTCTATCAAATGTCTCGTATAACAAGACATAGAGGTTCTTTAGTTCATGATGACATCCTTGATGCTCTATCTGGTGCTGTAGCTTACTGGACTGAATACATGAACCAGGATGAAGACCGTAATATTAACTCTCGTAAAGATGAAATGCTTAGAGTACACCTAGATAACTGGGGGTCTTTTATGAATAACACTATCTCTCAAACTGCTATGGGTATGTCTCATGGACAAATAAGAAATTCTAATACCCCCGATGATGGCTTTATAAGTAAATCTTATTAAAGCTCACTTGTAGATAGATCATGGGGGGATTATAGGGGGGTCGTTAAGATCCATCTACAGATAGACTATAGATTTGACCTTCATCAGCATCTTTATTATAATTTACTCATAGGTTCTCTCTCCTCATAAAGACCCTATAATTGACCCTTGTAGTTTCCTTCTGGGTGGTCCTATAAGGGTCTTATAAAATGTTTTTACCACAAAAATTTGAAAGGCTTACGCATATATACAAATCTAAGATTTACCCCATATATACAACTTTTTGTACAAATTTAGTCTATATATAGAGTCTTTTATATGTAGTACTGTCATAGAGACAGCACTGCAAGTTAAGCTATAGCTAGGATCTAAGGGTTTTTATCTTGTTTTGGACAGTAAAAGGACAATAATTGGACAAGGTGGGGGGATATATAGGGTCTATTGTTACAGATTGTAAAGATTTTCTATGTTTTTATTTTATCGATAGCGACCTATAGTAATAATTCAATCAGTACTAGAAATTATTTTTATAGTACTAATCCCAGAAACTTATTAATCAAATGCAAACGATTACAACACCTTATAGTCCAACAACTTTTAAAAAATTGTTTGACTTTGGAAAAATTGACTACTACGGCAACGGCAGAAAAACTTGCTTAGTTGAGATAGAAGTCAAACTTAAAAACGGATGTTTTACAGCTAGTGGGCAAGTATGGAACAATCTCAAAACTGATATTGTTATGGGTGGTCAATGCTTAGATAATCTTAAAAAGTATCTAGGCAACAACACAGCTTTCAAAACTATTTACAGAATATGGAAGCTTTATCACTTAAATGACATGCAACCTGGAAGCCCTCAACAAACAGCTTACTTAAATACATTAACTAGGCCAAAGGGTGCAGAGTTCTACACTTGGGAATGTGACCGACTAAAAGAAGTTGACCTCTATGAAGATAAATCTTATCTAGTAGACGGCAAGCCTTACAAGTACGGCTCAAGATGGCTTAAAGCTGAACTACCACAATCAGTAATTAAAGAGATAAGAGATCTTTAGACAATCCCTTAAAGCCTCTACGGAGGTTTTAAAGGGTTCTCTTAACAAAGAACCTTAGTAGTTGTTTACAGCTACAAACACCGCCCAGTTATTTATTTTTATTATGTCTAACGACCAAAAAGAAACAAAGTGGAATTTTCCGCAGTGTATCGTATGTTCAAGAGATCTTGAGGATTTAGTAGAAGATTTTAGTAATCGTCTAGCTAGTGAATACGAAATTAGCGGTGTTGACTGGTGTGGCTCAAGAGTTGTTATGCTGTACCACCTTAAAGATGATACAGAAAAAGCTATTGACATACCCGAAGATCTATTTGAAAGATGTAAGACTTTTGTAAGTCGTAGAAGATCTCTCAAAAAAAGATTGTTTATTAGGCGTGAAGATCCTGGACTAGGGATTATTATTCCAGAAATAGACAATCCAGTTGCTGAAGCAGGGGGTATTCCTGACGGTGTTATTCAACTATCTAAAGGTTAATTATGACTACTAAAAACCCTGACTTAGTTAATGTAAGATTGCCTATTTATTGGGCGTCTTACATAGCTAATAATGTTAAAGACTCTTTAGAAGATGGGGAAGAGCAACTTATTAAAGAAACTTTAGACTTGATAGGTGTTAAACGTGAGCATAACGCTGATGTTAAAGAAGATATTCACTTTGAATATCCTTATTATCCTGGCTTAAATGCTGGAGACTATTGTACTTATGTCTTTTATCAACTATGACTAACAACAAATACGACTACGAAAAGGAGCTTAAAGCCGCTAAACGAGCAGAGATAGAGCGTCTCTGGTTTGCTGAAGAAGCAACTAATAAGGAATTATTAGAGGCTTATAAAGCTCTAGATATTAAGGAGAATGATCAATGACTAGTCTTATTGTTTGGATATGCTTAGTTATTCTCTTGTATATCTTTCTTAAAAACTTTATTAACCACGCCTAGTTAACTCTAGGCTTTTTCTTCTTTTTATTTTTTATTATTTCTGGCTCTATTATCCTTGGCCAACTTTTAGATGGACTCTTAAAAACTTTTTTGTAATAGTTTTTATGGGTTCTTCACCGAACCTTTATCCCAGATTATTATTTTTTATGGCACAAAAAGAAACAAAAACTAATGACTCTTTGAGAATTAGTATCTCTCTAACAAGAGAGCAGTGGACTATACATAGCCTACTACTAAAGCAATCAATTCCAATGCTTGAGCAACCATTATGGAGGACTGCCGAGCAAATTGAAAAGTTGTTTGAAGCATCACTCATGGCAGCAAATTTAGAAAAGGAGATTGTTGAACATGAATAGCCACAGAATGTATAGACCTTATCCAAAAGAAATAAAAGAAGATAGAAATCAACTTATTTTAAGTATGAGAAAAGAAGGCCATACATTGCAATCAATAGCAAACAAATTTGGATGTTCCAGGGAGTGGATCAGAAAAATTCTTAAAGATGAATTAAACACCACAGAGAAATTTGTTTTTAAACCCGAAGAATATTGTGGAGCAGATGAATATACTGCTCACGATATAGTAAAACTTACTGGTTATCCTTTGGAATATTTAGGAATTTTGATTAGCAAAAACTGGATACCAAAAGCAACTAGAGTTATGAATACTGAGATGAATAGTAAAATAGACAGACATTTTTGGAAACAAACTGATATTGATAAGTGGATAAAACTTAAAATTAAATATTTAAAAATTGCACTTGAAGGTTATTTGCAATGCAGATTGACATTCCGAACAGAAAAATATCGTTGTGCATATAAATTTACTCACCCTAATTTACAAAGAAGGTACAAACTGCTTGTTCAATTACAATCTGGTGATTGGAAAGGCAAACTTTCTTATAATTCAAGACGTAATGATGAAGTGATGAAAGAATTTTATGGTTATGTCAAACCTTTTGAGTATATTCCATGTGATTATTCTAAATACCTAAACGAAAAAAGTAATGAAGATTATGCACAAAAGGGTTTATTCAATGGTATGACAACAGCAAAAAAAATTCATGTAAGTAACTTAACTTTGATGAATTACAGAAGACAAGGTGTTTTAAAAGAAGGTACACACTACATTAAAGGAGATCACTACTTTCACCAATATATGTATTTCCCAGAAAAAACCAAACAAGCAATTATAGATGCTGGTTACAATGAAAAACTTGGTGATGCAGCAAGAAAAAGATGGGCTAAAAAAAGGGGGGAAGATGTCTGATTATCCATACAACCTTACAGCAATAGCTACTCATTTAAGGGAGCTTGCAAGGTCTATTGCTAAGAAGTTAGATATAAGTGAACAGGATGCCTGGGATCTTTGTATTGAAAAACTTGAATCTAAATACCTACACATGACAAGGGAGGACAATAATGATTCAATGTCCTAACTGCAACAGCGACAATACTATTGTCTTACATACAAGAGAAAGGGAAGCTGCATATCTTTGGAGGTCTAGAACCTGTAAGGAATGTGGTAAGAACTTCAGTACAAGAGAGTACAGCTTGGAAGAACTTGCCAAGCTTATTGATGAAGGTAAAGAATCTCTTGATATTATGCGTGGTCACTGCGATGAATTACTAAGTGACCTACAGGTTTTAATCTCTCAATATTCAAATCGTAAGGAGGTTAAATAATGAAGTTTACTGATAGTCAAATTTTTTTTATTAATGATTCAATTAGAAAAGAATTAAAAGAACAAGAAACATTTTTAAAATATTTAACTGATTTAGCACAAAAGGAAAATGATTTAACAAAGAAAAACAAGATTAATAATTCTGTTGAATTGTGTGTAAAAAAGATACAAGAACTTGAAGCATTGAGAGCTTTATTACATGAGTAAGCAAACTGATTTAGAAGATCGAATGTGGAGTCGTGGCTTTGACAGACGGCAACGCAACATCAACAACAACTTATCTAAAGGTACAGAATCAGAAACAGATTATGCAAAGACCATGATCAAAGCTGGTCTTCTACCTTTTGTTGAAGCTATACAACAGTTCCTTGATAGAGCTTGGAGAGGTACACCAGGGGTAAAAGCTACAGCAGCAATCAAGCTACATAAATTTAAAGATGTAGATGTTATTG